ATAATATACAAACACAATTAGACACAAAATCAACAAAAGCTCAGTCTATCGCATTTTCACTTGCTCTTGGTTAATCTTATAAATATAGCAATAATATAAAGGATTATTATGGCAACACCAGCAAGTAGAGCGCAATTAAAAGAATACGCATTAAGAAATTTAGGTAAGCCCGTTATCGAAATCAATGTAGATGACGCACAATTAGAAGATAGATTAGACGAAGCACTACAATATTTCGCACAATATCACTATGATGGTGTTGAAAGAGTTTACTTAAAATACAAACTTACAGAAGCAGATGTGGCAAGAATGAAATCACCAGACGGTGATTCTACTGTAACTGCAACAGCAAATATAGGTAGTGGTACAATGACTACTTCATATACTGAAGCACAAAACTTTCTTGCTGTACCAGACTCTGTACTTGCCGTAACAAGAATTTTTCCCTTATCTGATAAACACAGCAACAATATGTTTGATGTACGTTATCAGTTAAGATTAAACGACCTTTATGATTTTTCTTCTACATCTATAATTCATTATGATATGGTTTTAAGACATTTAGATTTTTTAGATCACATATTAGTAGGTGAAAAACCTATTAGATTTAATCAACACAATAACAGACTTTATATTGACATGGACTGGAAAGTTGATATGCAAGTAGATGAGTTTTTAATTATTGAATGTTATAGAAAATTAGATCCAGTAAATATGACAGATGTTTACAATGACATATTTTTAAAAAGATATGTTACTGCATTATTTAAAAAACAATGGGGTACTAACTTATCTAAATTTAATGGTGTAACAATGGTTGGTGGAGTAACTCTAAACGGTCAACAGATTTACCAAGAAGCATTAGATGACGTTAGAAAATTAGAAGAAGATATTAGAGGCACATACGAAACACCAGTAACGTATATGATAGGATAATGACATGGCAGTTAATCACTATTTTCAAGGCGGTGATGGTATTGGTAATGACGCAGAAAAAACACTACACGAAAATTTAATTATCGAAGGCCTAAAAATCTATGGCCATGATGTTTACTATTTACCTAGAACGTTAGTCAACCAAGATTTAATACTTGGTGAAGATGTTGCTTCAAAATTTAATGCTTCATATTTAATAGAAATGTACTTTGAAACTACGGAAGGTTTTCAAGGTGAAAGAGAATTAATCTCTAAATTTGGTTTAGAAATTAGAGATGATACAACATTTACAGTTGCAAAAAGAAGATGGGATGACGCTGTTGGCGATCAGGCAACTTTAATTAAATCTGGTAGACCAAATGAAGGTGACTTAATTTATTTTCCAATGATGAAATCTTATTTTGAGATTCAATTTGTAGAAGATCAACAACCATTTTATCAATTAGGAAACTTACCAGTTTATAAATTAAGATGTACTAGATTTGAGTACAGTTCAGAAAGAATAGATACAAACGTTTCTGAAATAAACGAATTAGAAGATGATAAGTCTTTAGATCAATTACAATATCAATTTAGTTTAGAAAACGAAGACGGTGCAATCTTACTAGAAGGTGATGGCACAAACTATTTAATATCAGAAAGTTTTGGTGTTTCAACACAACAACCATATGCAGATAATTCAACATTTGAATCAGACGCAGGTTTTGGTACAACAAGTACGAATGATGATATACTAGACTTTACAGAAAGAAACCCATTTGGTGAGGTTGACGAAGGATTCTAATGTTTGGACAATATTTTTACCACGAAAGTTTAAGAAAGATTGTAGTTGCATTTGGTACTATCTTTAATAATATTAATATACAAAGAAAAGATAGTAGTGGTAATGTAGTACAATCTATTAAAGTACCTTTAGCATATTCGCCTAAAGAAAAGTTTATTGCTAGATTAGATCAACAAGCAGATTTACAAGCTGATAGACGAGTAGCAGTAACTTTACCTAGAATGGGATTTGAAATATCAGGTATCAATTATGATCCAAGTAGAAAATTAAATAGATTAGGTACAATTAAAAGAGTAAGATCAGGTAGTGATAGTATAATGAATAAACAATTTAATCCTGTGCCTTACAATATAAGTATGAATTTATACTCATTTACAGCAAGTGCTGAAGGTGGGTTACAAATCATAGAACAAATATTACCTTTCTTTCAACCAGACTATACAGTTACTATTAGAGCAATACCAGGTATGAATATCGTAAGAGATGTACCTATTATTTTAAATAGCGTAAACTATGAAGACACTTATAGTGGTGACTTTACAAGTAGAAGAGCAGTTGTTTATACTTTAGGGTTTACTGCTAAAACATATCTATATGGTCCTGTTAAACAACAAAGAGTTATTAAAGAAACTCAAGCAGATTTATATACTGATACTGAAGATAGTCCTAAGAGAGAAGAAAGAATTGTAATTACACCAGACCCAACTAGTGCTGATGCTGATGATGATTTTGGATTTACAACAACTATAAGTACCTTTGATGATGCTAAAAACTATAATACTGAAACTGACGGTGATGAATAATGAGTATAGACGACAAAATAAATGAAGCACTTGGTATCTCTACAGAAAAACCAGCAACTAAACAAGTCGTAAAAAAAGAATTTACACCACCTGTTCCTAGAATGGAAGATAAGAACAAGGAAGATGTAGATAATGATTACAAATATAGTAGAGAAAATTATTACAATCTAATTGAAAGAGGACAAGACGCAATACAAGGTATATTAGATATTGCAAACGAAAGTCAACACCCTAGAGCATATGAAGTTGCAGGTAACTTAATTAAACAAGTTGCAGACACAGTTGATAAATTACAAGATTTACAAGGCAAACTAAAAACTTTAAAAGATGTTCCTAATAAAACATCTAATACAAATATTAAACAAGCATTATTTGTAGGGTCATCAGCAGAATTACATAAAATGCTTAAAAATAAAAATAAGGATGTTCAAAGTGAAGAAGACAAAAGTTTTGAAAGCAAAAACATCACACCCAAAGAAACAAACGTTTCTGATTAGTGATTTAAAGTTTATTAAAAAAAATCCTTATCCTAATACATTACCTATTGAAGAAAGAAACACATGGATGAGTGATGGTATGAATGACCCTATTGAAGTTTTAAAACATGATATAAGTCCTATACCTAGAAGAGGTGCTGGAGGAGTAACATATATAGAAAAGAGGTACTCTGTTAAAAAAGGTAGTAGCAGAATAACTTATGCGTTAGAAAATAACTATGACGCAATAGAAGGAATAATAGTAAATGAGTGAAGCATATTTAGGAAATCCTAATCTTTTTAAAGCACACACAAAGAAAGAATACACCGAAGAGCAAATATTAGAGATTGCAAAGTGTATGGAAGATCCTGTATATTTTATCAAAAACTATATTAGAATTGTAAACATTGATGATGGTCTTGTACCATTTGAGATGTATCCTTTTCAGGAGAAAATGGTTAGATCATTTGACGCAAATAGATTTTCTATTTGTAAACTACCTAGACAGTCAGGTAAATCAACAACGATTATCGCATACTTATTACATCAAGTTATATTTAATGATAGTATAAACGTTGCTATTCTTGCCAACAAATCTACAACTGCTAGAGATTTATTAGGTCGTTTACAACTTGCATATGAAAACTTACCTACATTTTTACAACAAGGTGTATTAAACTGGAACAAAGGTTCTTTAGAATTAGAAAATGGCAGTAAGATACTTGCAGCTGCAACATCATCATCTGCTATTCGAGGTGGTTCATTTAACATAATATTCCTTGATGAGTTTGCTTTCATACCTGCAAATATTTCTGAACAGTTTTTTAGTTCAGTTTATCCTACAATTTCTTCTGGTAAAAAATCTAAAGTTATGATAGTATCTACACCTCATGGAATGAACATGTACTATAAGATATGGAATGACGCTGTACATAAAAGAAATGATTATGTACCTATTGAAGTGCATTGGTCAGAGGTACCAGGTAGAGATGATAAATGGAAAGAAGAAACTATAAGAAATACTAGTGAGGCACAATTTGCTACAGAGTTTGAATGTGAGTTTGTAGGTTCAGTAGATACGTTATTAAATCCATCTAAAATTAGAACAATGTCGCACAATAATCCTATCGTATCACAAGCAGGTTTAGATATGTACGAAAGACCTGATCCTAAAAAAGATTATGTAATTACAGTTGACGTTGCAAGAGGTACCGTAAAAGATTATTCTGCCTTTGTAGTATTTGATGTATCACAAATGCCTTATAAGATAGTTGCAAAATATAGAAACAATGAAATTAAACCTTTACTGTTTCCTCATACAATTGAAAAAGTTGCAAAACAATATAATAATGCTCATGTGTGTATCGAAGTAAATGATGTAGGTCATCAAGTGGCAGACGCTTTACAGTTTGAGTTAGAGTACACAAACTTATTAATGTGTATGATGAAAGGTAGAGCAGGTCAAATACTAGGTGGTGGTTTCTCTAAAAGAGGTTCTCAACTAGGTGTAAGAATGACTAAACAAGTTAAACGAATAGGTTGTACAAACTTAAAGACTTTAATAGAAGGCGATAAATTAATAATTAATGACTTTCATATGATAGAAGAATTATCAACGTTTGTAAGACGTGGTCAATCATGGCAAGCTGAAGAGGGTTCTAATGACGATTTAGTTATGTGTTTAGTTATATTTGCATGGATATCAAATCAAAGATATTTTAAAGAATTAACAGACCAAGATGTACGTGCTAGAATGTATGAAGAACAACAAAACGCAATAGAACAAGATATGGCACCATTTGGTTTCTTAAATGATGGTTTAGAAGAAGATACTATAATAGATGATAAAGGGGAAGTGTGGACTCCTGTAACGGTTCGTAAAGGTTTATAAAAACATAAATAGAATTGAGATTAATGATACTTATTAGCTAATAAGGAGAACAACATATATGGCATTTCAAGTTTCACCAGGTGTTCTCGTACAAGAGAAGGATTTAACAAACGTTATTCCAGCAGTTGCAACTTCAATCGGTGCATTTGCAGGAGACTTTACTCAAGGTCCTTTAGATGAGATCGTAACAATTTCATCTGAAAAAGAGTTAGTTGAACAGTTTGGTAAACCAACCTCTGATACTTTTGAGTCATTTTTTAGTGCTGCTAGTTTTCTACAGTACGGAAATGCTTTAAAAGTTGTACGAACTTCAGGAACAGGTATTTTAAACGCTACTGCTAATGGTAGTGGTTTATTAATAAACAACACAGAAAGTTATCAGAATGACTATGCTGGTGGTGCTGGTTCAGTAGGAAACTGGGCAGCTAGAACAGCAGGTAGTTTTGGTAATAACTTAAAAGTGTCTATTTGTCCTTCTTCAACTGCATACGAAGAAACTGCAAAAACAACAGTAAACGAATCTAACTTAGCTGCTGGCGATACAACAGTTACAGTAACATCTGCTTCAGGTATTAATGTAGGTGATATTGTTAACTTTGGCGAAACTGGTGGTTTTGAATACAGAGTTACTGCAATTGCAACAAACGATTTAACTATTGTTAGACATCCTTCAGGTGTTGGTGGTTTACATACTGCCGTATCTAGTGGTGCTTCTGTAAGAAGAAGATGGCAATATTATGATCTAGTTGCTGCTGCCCCTGGAACATCACCATATGCTTCAGATAGAGGTGGTTCAAATGATGAGTTACACGTAGTAGTAGTTGACGAAGACGGAGACATCACAGGAAAAGCAGGAGAAGTATTAGAAGTCTATGATTCATTATCAAAGGCTGCTGATGGCAAAACTCCACAGGGAGATACTAATTATTATCCAGACGTAATCTACAATAAATCACAATACATTTATTGGATGGATCACATGTCAGGAGCAACTAATTGGGGATCTAATGCTCTAAACTTAACGTTTACAGCAGTAACAACTGTACAAAATGACTCATTATCAGGTGGTGCAAATGGTTCAGTAGGAACTACAGCACAAAAGAAAACTGCTTATGAGAAATTCCAAGACGCAGAAACAGTTGACATCAACCTGATTATTGCAGGACCTGGAGATGCGACACACATAGATAACTTAATTACAATCGCTGAAAACAGAAAAGACGCTGTAGTATTTGCGTCACCTGAAAGAAGTGATGTAGTTAACGTAACAGACTCAACAACTCAAACAACAAACGTAACTGGTTTCTTTAATGGAATCAGATCATCTTCTTTTGTAGTTTTTGATAGTGGTTACAAATACACATACGACAAATTTAATGACGTATTCAGATTTGTACCATTAAACGGAGATACAGCAGGATTAGCTGCAAGAACAGACCTAGTTGCAGACAGTTGGTTCTCACCAGCAGGTTTCAACAGAGGTGTGATTAGAGGCGCAGTAAAACTTGCTTTCAATCCAAATAAAACACAAAGAGATGAGTTATACAGAGCTAGAGTAAACCCAGTGGTTACTTTCCCTGGACAAGGTACAGTCTTGTTTGGAGATAAAACTGGATTATCTGCTCCATCAGCGTTTGACAGAATCAATGTAAGAAGATTGTTCATTACTTTAGAGAAGGCAATATCAACTGCTTCTAAATTCCAACTCTTTGAATTTAATGACGAATTTACAAGAGCACAATTTAGAAACATTGTAGAACCTTTCCTAAGAGATGTACAAGGTCGTAGAGGTATTACAGACTTTTTAGTAGTTTGTGATGAAACTAACAATACGGCTGCTGTCATTGATAGAAATGAGTTTAAGGCTGACATCTTTGTCAAACCAGCAAGATCAATCAACTTTGTACAATTAACTTTTGTTGCGACAAGAACTGGCGTAGCATTTGAAGAAGTAGTAGGAGCGTAAAACCATGCCAAACATTAATGACTTTAAAAGTAAATTAAGAGGCGGCGGAGCTCGTGCTAATCAATTCAGAGTTACAATGCCTTTCCCTGGATTTGCTAGTGTAGGTGGGGAGACTGAAACAATGTCTTTTCTATGTACATCAACATCTTTACCAGGAATGACGATCGGAGAAGTTGCTATTCCATTTAGAGGAAGAGAGTTATATGTAGCGGGTGATAGAACATTCGGTACATGGACTACTACAATGCTAAATGATACTGACTTCTTAATCAGAAACGCATACGAAAGATGGTTAAATGGTATTAACAACATGTCTGATAATGAAGGACTTGTTAATCCAGCAGACTATCAAGTTGATGCTTTTGTCGAACAACTTGACCGAAATGGTAATTCGATTAAATCATACACATTCAGAGGAATGTTCCCAACAACGTTGGATGACATTGGTCTGGATTATGGTACTAACAATGCGGTAGAATCATTTACTGCAACGCATAGATACCAATATTTTGAAACAAATACTACTACTTAATTCGGTAATAAATAATTAAGTAGAATTGAGGTAATATAACATGGCAGAACTATTTGGGTTTAAGATAGAACGTTTAAAAGCGGAAACTGATCCAAGACAAAATATAGTAGCGCCACAAGCAGAGGACGGCACACAAGTCGTCCCTGCTGGTGGGTTCTTTGCGTCTTATGGTGGATTTGATGTTACAGCTAGAAACGAACTAGACTTAATCAGACGATATAGAGAAGTTGCTTTACATCCCGAGTGCGATCTTGCAATTGAGGATATAGTATCAGAAGCAATTGTTTCTAATGAAAATCAACAATCAGTACAATTAGACTTAAGCAAGATTGCTTATAGTGATTCAATTAAAAAGAAAATTAGAGAGTCATTTGCTGAAGTATTAAAACTGTTAAGTTTTGATATAAAAGGACATGACATCTTTAGAAGATGGTATGTTGATGGTAGAGTTTATTATCATAAGATTATAGATAAAGACTCACCAAGATTAGGGATAACAGAATTAAGATACATTGATCCTAGAAAGATTAAAAAGATAAGAGAAGTAAGAAAACAAAGAGTAGATGGCGTACCAGGTTCTTTTTCTTTTTCTGATAAATTTCAGGAATACTTTATGTATAATGAAAAGGGAATACATCCTACAGCAGCTTCAAACGTAGGTGGATTAAAGATTGCTACAGACGCAATCGCATATTGCCCTTCTGGTCTTATTGACCAAACACATAATTTAGTTTTATCTTATTTACATAAGGCAATTAAACCTGTCAATCAATTAAGAATGATTGAAGACGCTGTTGTAATATACAGAATTGCTAGGGCACCTGAAAGAAGAATATTCTATATTGATGTAGGTAATTTACCTAAAATCAAAGCTGAACAATATTTAAGAGATGTTATGGCTAGATATAGAAACAAACTTGTATATGACGCAAGTACAGGTGAAATAAGAGATGACAGAAACTATATGAGTATGTTAGAAGACTTTTGGTTACCTCGTAGAGAAGGTGGTAGAGGAACTGAAATTACAACTTTACCTGGTGGTCAAAACCTAGGTGAAATACAAGATATAGAATACTTCCAAAGAAAACTATATCGTTCTCTAAACGTACCAATTAGTAGATTAGAAAGTGGATCAGGATTTAACCTTGGTCGTGCAGCTGAAATTAGTAGAGATGAAGTTAAGTTTACTAAATTTGTAGGCAGATTAAGAAAAAAATTCTGTATGTTATTCCATGATCTATTAAAAACACAACTTGTTTTAAAAGGTGTTATTGCTCCTGAAGAATGGGACAATATGCAAAATGATATTACATACACTTACTTACAAGATGGATATTTTGCTGAACTAAAACATAGTGAGATGATGAGAGAAAGAGTTAATCTTGCTAGAGATTTAGAACAATATGTTGGTAAGTATTATAGTCATCAATATGTAAGATCAAAAATTTTAAAACAAAATGAGTTAGAACAAAAACAAATTGATAGTGAAATACAGGCTGAACAACCAAAAGAAGAGCCTGAAGAACAACCTAAAGATAATGAAACGGAGATAAAAGATGAGTAAAGAAAGTTTAAAAAATTTCGTTGATAACTTGGATAAAGGCGACAATGCTGAAGCACAAAAAAACTTTAATGACGCAATGGCAAATAAAGTTAGTGCTACTTTAGATGACGCTAAAACTGATGTGGCAAAATCTATGTTTACAGGAGTTAAAGGTGTAGAAGCACCTGAGGCAGATGTATTTTCTGGTGAGAACATAGAACAACCTGCAGAGGAAACACCAAGTGAACAAGACGCTGAGTAAATTTAAAGAAGAAATAATTACTGACAGCAACGACTACAAGCGAACTAGGCAGTATAATAAATTATCGCCTAAGATGAAGAAGGCTGTAGATATGGTTTTTAGAGCTGCTGATAAATCAGCAGATGTAATTGCTGACTTTGAAAAAAATGTCAAAGCGGCCTCTAAAATGTATAATGTAAATGTGAAAGATTTAATGAATTATTTTGATAAAGAAACATTAACAATTTTAAGAAGATAAAGGGGAGGGAATAGCATATGGCAATAACAAGTAGAACTCTATCTGACACAAAAGGGTTTGCAAAAGTATTAGTGGAATTTACAAATGATAGCGCTACCACAACCGTAGTTGACGCTTCTGGATTAGACGCTCATCAAAACAATGGGCAGTTAAAAATTAGAGGATTAAAATTCGGTTTAACAGGTTATGCAACATTAAAGTTTATTAAGAATGGGTCATCATCTGAAAATGCAATCACTATATCAGGTAGTGATGTTTATAATGCAGGTACAATTGTAAACACAGCAGGTGCAGCTAATCACGCAACAGATGGTGATATTTCAATCACAACGGTAAGTGCAAGTGGTTATGTTGTAATAGAGGTAGTAAAAGACAATTTTAATTATAGTTAATAATGGCGATCACTACTACAACTCTAGCTGATGATAATTTTAAAACTATTGTAAAAGCTAATGGGTTAGGTGGTGAAACTAAAAGTTTATTATTAGACGCAAGTAAATTATCAGGCGCAACGTCAAGTCCTAACTTGTCAATCGCACATCTTTATTATGAAATATTAGGGTCAGGAAATTTAACTTTTTTCTTTGACGCTGAAACAGATGAAGAAGTTGCAACACAATTTAGTGGGCGTGGTAATTATGGTTTGAAAAAAGACGAACCAAGAATTAAACAAGAAGACACAGGCATATCACTTGTAAACCCAACAGGTGATGTGCTTGTTTCGTCTGATAGTAATGTGACAACTTATAATATAATAGTAGAATTTAGAAAAGAAAAAGGATTTACAAATGGCTGATACAGTTTCAAGTTTAACAATCGCAGATACTTCAGGTGTTAAATTTACAACTAAACTCACAAATTTTTCTGATGGTACAGGAGAAACTTTAGTTAAAAAAGTTGACGCTTCTGAACTAACTTTTATGACTGAAGATGGTAATAGAAAAATATCAAAGTTATATTGGTCTATTAATACTTCAGACAGTAAATCAGCAGTAGAACTAATATGGGATGGCGCAACAAACGCTACCGCAGTTTTATTGTCTGGTCACGGTTTTTGGGATTTAAGAGCAGATGGTAATGAGATTACAAACAACTCAACAACACCAACAGGTGATGTTTTACTATCTACAAAGAATTTTGCAAATGGTGATAATTACACGATTATTGCCGAGTTTAGATAAAAATTTGTATAAATATTAGTAGAGAAATTAAGAGATAGATACTTATGAAGCTAATTACCGAAGAAATCACAGATGCAGAATACATTGTAGAAGAAACTAATGGCAAGAAAAACTATGCCATCAAAGGTATCTTTATGCAATCTGACATTAAAAACAAAAATGGTAGAATGTATCCAAAAGAGATTCTTCAAAGAGAAGTTGTAAGATAAAACAGAGAATTTATTAATAAAAACAGAGCGTTCGGTGAACTAGGTCATCCAGATGGTCCTACCGTCAACCTAGAAAGAGTATCACACATGATCAAAGCTCTGTATCCAGAAGGCAATAATTTTATCGGAGAAGCAAGAGTCCTAGACACACCATATGGGAAAATTGTGAAATCACTTATAGATGAAGGTGCAAGATTAGGCGTTTCTTCCCGAGGTATGGGCACACTATCAAATAGTCAAGGTGCCAATGTAGTCAATAACGATTTTTACCTTGCGACAGCAGCTGATATAGTTGCTGATCCATCTGCTCCAGACGCTTTTGTAGAAGGCATTATGGAAGGCAAAGAATGGATTTGGGATAATGGGATTTTGAAAGAAGCACAGGTTAAAGAATTAAAATTACAGGTTGAGAGTAAAGAACGAATCGCAAGAGCAGAGAAAAACGCTATTGTGTTTGAGAACTTTCTTAAAAAGCTGTAATTTTATAAATAATAATTGACTATTTTTTAGTCCATTATTGCAAATTAACATTAATATTAAGAGGAAAAGTAAAATGGAAAACGGTAAAACAGACGCAATGGCGCCTAAGAAAAATGCCGCTCCAGCAGAAGCACCTAAATCTTTAGGGGCAACTATTCAGAATGTTATCACAAAGGCTGTCACAAGCCCAACTGATGGCAAAATTGATTTCGCACAAGGGGTTAATCACATTACTGGTGACCCACAACAAAAAAGTGCAAAACCTGCTGAGCCAATGCAATCTCTTAAAGCTGGTTATGACATGAAACCTAAATCTGAAACTTATGAAGATAAGGAAGAAGTCAAAGAAGCTGACGAGAAAGAAGACGAAAAAATGATGAAAGCACAAGCTGACATCAAAAAAATGAACGCAAGTGTTCATAAAAAAGATGACATGAAAGAAGCTGAAGACAAAAAATCAGAAATGATTAAAGCAGAAATCGAAAAAATGAAAAAAGAAATGGCTGACAAGAAAGACGAATTGAAAGCTCAAGTTGATAAAGAAAAAGAAATGAACGAAGGCGAAATGCCTAAGGCTGCTTTAGACGCTCTTAAAAAGTCACAAGAGAAAAAAGAAACTGCTCACGATGGTGAAAAGAAAGAACTTAAAGCTCAAAAAGACAAAGAAGACGTAAAAGAAGCTTCACATGATGATGAAAAGAAAAAAGAACTTAAAGCTCAAAAAGATGATGAAAAAGAAGTGAAAGAAGCTTCGCATGATGACGAGAAAAAAGAAATCAAAGCTTCTGCAAAAGACAAAGTAAAAGACATGGATATGAAAGAAGATGTTGCTGCTCTTACAGATGGTGAAGAACTATCGGAAGAGTTTAAAGCAAAAGCTGCTACAATATTCGAGTCTGCTGTTAAAGCAAAACTTGTAGAAGAAATTGAAAAATTAGAAGGCGAATACGAAACTAAGGTTGCTGAAAAAGTTGAAGAAACTAAAGAAGAAATCGTAGAAAAAGTTGACGCTTATCTAAATTACGTTGTTGAATCTTGGATGAAAGACAACGAATTAGCTATCGAAAAAGGTCTAAAGTCAGAAATTACTGAAGACTTTATCGGTGGTATGAAAAAACTTTTTGAAACTCACTACATTGATTTACCAGATAGTAAATTTGATGTTGTTGAAGATCAAGCTGCACAAATCGTTAAGTTAAAAGAAGAAATGAACAAGACGTTAGAAGCTAATGTTGAGTTAAATCAGAAAATTGGCGAATTTGCTAGAGATGAAATTATAAATGACGTATCTAGTGATCTTGCTGAAACTGAAAAAGAAAAACTTAAAGGTTTAGCAGAAAGTATTGAGTATGTGGATGCTGCTGATTACAGAGGAAAAGTAGAGACTCTAAAGAACTCTTATTTCCCTGCTCAGAAAGCAAGTGATACTGAATCTAATGAAGTAGCTGCAACAGAGAACATGACTTCAGATGTTGATTTATCTGAGTCAATGGCTGCATACACAGCTGCAATTAGTAAAAACCAAGCTAAGAAGTTATACTAGTTTTGACTTTTTAGTAAGTTTAAATTTAAACTAAAGTAAATAAGAAAGAGGGAGAAAACAAAAATGTTTTTATCTGAATCTATACAAAACAAGTGGCAGCCTGTTTTAGACCATCCTGATCTTCCAAAGATCAACGATAGTTATAAAAGAGCAGTCACTTCTGTTGTACTAGAAAACCAAGAGAAAAGTTTGAAAGAAGACGCTCAGTTTATGAGTGAGTCTGCTCCATCAAACGCTACTGGTTCTTCTATACAAAACTGGAATCCAATTCTTATTTCCCTAGTAAGAAGAGCAATGCCTAATCTTATCGCTTACGATATTTGTGGCGTTCAACCTATGTCAGGACCAACTGGTCTTATATTTGCTATGAGAAGTAGATTCTCAAGCCAATCTGGCACAGAAGCTCTTTTTGAAGAAGCTGATACAGATTTTTCTGGTAGATCAGCTGCGGGATCTAGTGCAAATGGATTCTCATCAACTGCACACTCTGGTGAAAACCCAGCTGTGCTTAATGACGCTCCAATTCCAGGTGCAGGACCAAACTACACTACTGGTACTGGTATGTCAACTGCTGCTGCTGAGGGCTTAGGCCACGGTACAGACGCTTCAGAATTTGCTGAAATGGCATTCTCAATTGAGAAATCAACTGTGACTGCAAAAAGCAGAGCTCTAAAAGCTGAGTACACAATGGAGTTAGCGCAAGACCTTAAAGCAATTCACGGCTTAGACGCTGAAACTGAATTATCAAACATCCTATCTGCTGAAATCTTAGCTGAGATCAACAGAGAAGTTGTAAGATCAATTTACAGAACTGCTGAAGTAGGTGCTGCTGATAACGACAACTCGGACGCAACAATCAACACAACAACTGCTGGTATCTTTGATTTAGATACTGACTCAAACGGAAGATGGTCTGTTGAAAGATTCAAAGGATTAATGTTCCAAGTAGAGAGAGATGCTAACGTAATCGCACAGAGAACAAGAAGAGGAAAAGGTAACATTATTATCTGTTCTTCAGATGTTGCCTCTGCATTACAAATGGCTGGTGTTTTAGACTACACACCTGCGTTAAACAACAACTTAAATGTTGATGACACAGGAAACACTTTTGCTGGTGTATTAAACGGTAAATACAAAGTATATATCGACCCATATGCTGCAAACTTGGCGTCTAACGCTTCACCTGCTAAACAATACTACGTTGTTGGTTATAAAGGTACTTCACCTTATGACGCTGGTATTTTCTATTGCCCATATGTACCACTACAAATGGTAAGAGCAGTAGGACAAGACTCATTCCAACCAAAAATTGGATTCAAAACTAGATATGGTCTAGTAGCGAACCCATTTGCTGGTAGCGATGTGACTGGTACTGGTTCAATCACTGCTGACGGTTTAACTGCATTATCTTCTAACAGATATTACAGACGTGTCCAAGTGACAAACATCATGTAATAGTTGATGAACAACTGATTTAAAAGGGGGCTTCGGCCCCCTTTTTTTTAGCATAAATAAAAGTATGAAAACAATCCTCAGATCAATCGCAGGTATAATATTAATTGGTGGTTTTATTGTATTACTATCAATGGGTTTAAATGCTCTACAAAAACCTAATGCTTTAGATAACATAGAAAAAAGACTTGATGAAGCAGAACAAAAACAACAGGTTCTTACTGAAAAAGAAAAAGAATTAGTACAAGACGCTCAGAATAAAGAGTGGGAAGAAGTAGATAAAGAAACAGATAAATAGTAGTATGACTACTTTAAATGCGAATAACAGACAGCCAACAAAATTAGACTATGCAGAACCTACAAAGTTTAGGTTTGGCGTAATTAAATTACCTAAAGTAGAATATTTTTGTACAGCTGCAAATATACCTGGTATATCACTAGGTCAAGCAAATCAACCTACACCTCTTAAAGATATACCTATACCAGGTGATAAATTGGATTATGATAATCTTAATATCACTTTTTTAGTAGATGAAAATTTAGAAAATTATAGAGAGATACATGGTTGGTTAACAGGTCTTGGTTTTCCTAAAGATCATTCACAATTTAGAGCATTACAAAATGCAGGTTCTGATAGATATCCTACAACAACAGACACAGGTTTAAATAGTGAATTAGGTAGAATTAAAAAACCAACGCAAGATGATGGTGGTCTATATTCAGACGCAACTTTATTTGTATTGTCAAGTAAAAACAATGCAAATTTAGAAATTAGATTTAGAGATATATATCCTATATCATTATCTGGATTAGACTATAATCAACAAGAAACTGATATACAATATTTGACTGCTAATGTGACCTTTGCATATAAAATATATGAATTTGCAACTGTGTCCTCTAGTGCTACAACTGAAACTACATCATAAGCTTGATTATTTCGGTAAATGTGATATAATAACCATAGGTTAAAATATCCATAAATATAAAAGGTGAATACATAATGACGTTAGAAGAACTACAAACAATGGCAGATAAAGACTTGAAAATCAATGACGTAGAACTTGATATAGAATCTTTAAAGACGCCACAATTACACAACAAATATTCAAAGTATCATAACAAATATAAAAACTTACTAAAGGTAGCTGAACAGGATTTAGCACGAATAGTAAGAGAGAAATGGGAATATTACACAGGTAAAGCAGACCCTAGTGTATATCAAGCAAAACCTTTTAATTTAAAAGTATTAAGACAAGATGTTGATAAGTACATCAAGTCAGATAGTGATGTCAATAAACTGGAACAAAAGGTGACATACATAGAAACAACAGTAGATTATTTAGAAAGAACACTAAAACTTATTTCTAATCGTACATTTACAATTAAAAATGCAATAGATTGGAAAAAGTTTACCTCAGGAGTTATTTAATGCAATTAAGAAATTCATATATGTATTACCTATCTGCTATCAAACCAGAGATGTGTAAAAAAATTATTTCACACGGACTATCAAAAATGGTCGTAGATGAGAGTGCTGGTATATCCAGAGTTGCTTCTACATTTGATGGTAAAGAAAAAGGTGGTATAGATTTTAAAGGTAATAAAGTATCTAGTAAAGTTGCAACAGGAGGCGCAACTAGAGAAACACTTGCTAAAAAAGGTATTGATACTAGTACAGCATATGTAAGAGATAGTGAAATATCTTGGTTAAATGATAAATGGTTATACGATATTTTTCATCCTTATGTACATCATGCTAATCAACACGCAGGTTGGAACTGGCATTGGAATTATTCAGAATCGTTTCAATTTACAGTTTATAAAGGCAGAAAAGAAAACGGCGGGTTCTATGGTTGGCATGCTGATGGCTCATCTGATTTTAAAAGTGTGTACAAGGGCGCTATTAGAGTAAAGGAAGGTGATAAGAAAAAAGGTATACCCCCTACATTTAAACCACCTAAAAGAGATGAAAAAGGTTTTGTAGTTATGAGAGCTGATGGTAAACCAGAACCTGATATGAGAGCTGCTGATATACCTCTAAAAAGAGATAGAGAAACTTTAGCACCAGGATATTCTGATAATATACATATGTGGGATAAGGTAAGAAAAATAAGTATGACAGTTAATCTTACTGACCCTAAAAACTATGCAGGCGGCAATCTAAAATTTGATTTAGGTGCTCACGCAGGCAAAAAAAGATTTAAGGTGTGTGAGGAAATAAGACCACAAGGATCAATCATTATATTTCCTAGTTTTACATATCATTGTGTCACACCTTGTACAAGAGGAACTAGATATTCACTAGTATTATGGAGCTTAGGAAAACCGTGGCAATAAAAGATACAGCAAAATTTTACGAAGAAAACAGATATTGTGTTATAAGAGAATTTATACCACCAATACTTGCAGACTACTTATATGGTTATGCAATAATGAGAGCAAATAGAGCAAAAACTATGGTCAATAGTAGATGGCCTGGATATAATTCAGATACAGATGGCACTTATGAAGATAAACAAGTACCTAATACATATTCTTGTTATAGTGACCCAGCGATGGAAACACTATTACAATATGGTCTACAAGGTATGAGAGATATTACAGGTTTAAATCTTAAACCTACTTACTCATACTGGCGACTATATAAGACAGGAGATGTTTTAGCAAGACACAAAGACAGACCAAGTTGTGAGGTGTCAACTACTTTATGTTTAGGATATAATAATAGTAATTTAAAAGGTCGAAAACATCATTGGCACAAGCATGTTTGGCCTATGTGCCTAGACACGTCAGGTGGCCTTTGTTATAAAGG